GAGACTGTTCATGTTTTTTCTTATATATAGCATGATATCTTTTAGGTGCATCTTCTGGAAATGGTTTTGGTTTTGCACCTGATGGTTTTTTATCTTTCTTTTTTGTAAAACCTATTTGTTCAGAAATACTTTCGCCCATCAAAATTCTCCATTATGCATTGCGTTAGCCAGTTTAGTAGCCCGTCCCTTTACTTGCTTTGCCCAACGAGAATCCAACATCTCCTTGGCTGCAGTAGCAAAATCATCTTCATGGACAGCAGCCCACATATTTTTAAATTTACACAAACGTGGTACACCCAAGTTAAATGCCATGTCTATGAGTACAAGCTGACGTACAGAGTCTAATCTGTCCACGCAAGGGTGCGCACGTAACAGTTCATCCTCGACTATCTGTACGTCATTGGTTGCTAGGTAGACCGCATCAGCTTCGGTGATTCCATATTCATACACATGGTCAATATTAGGATAGTCCATCCAGTCAAGTTCTTCCTTGCTAATGCCACGGTCTTCTAGGTTTCGTCCGATACCTATAGTATCAATTCCAAGTGTGTCTTGATAAACCTGAAGGCGTAAGCCCTCATGCTTAATCAACTCTTCAATTAAATCGTGTCTGTCGTATTTCATTTTCTACTACGTGACTCCGCTATTCTATGATTTGACTGTCCGGGATGTTTGCCCTCGTGGTTCATCCACACGGCGAAAGCCCCTGTCATTGCGCCAGTTACCACAGATACTAAACCAGCCTGTGCTGCACTGGGTTCTGGTAAGGACATGAACCACTCGACTACACGCCAACTCATAAGCGTCATTACGAGCATCATAAATCTTGGTAAAAGTTTCCATTCTAGTATTTTTTCAGCAGCCATGTTTACTTACACAAATCTTCATATCTAGTTGTGTGAAGCCTGTGCTTAGACAAGTCACCAACATAGCCAATACCAAACAGTTTATCTATTAGACGAATTAGAGTTTTCATTTTTTACCAAAGAATTTTGTAGCTGAACGTACGCCAAAAGAAGCCGCAACGATGACGCCAAGTGAGTACTGATACCATTCAGGCATTTCGTTGAGTCTTTCAAAGCCATTGCGTACTACGTCTTCCATACCGGGTACAAATGCTAGAATAAGTGGAATACTAAACAGAATAGTAAGCCACTCATCTTTCCACGAAGATGCACTACCTTTAGCCATCTCCAAGTCCCAATCAATCTCGCCAGTAGCTTTCTTTTGCATGACGATAGCTTCAGCTTGCGCTTTAGCTACTTTTGTTTGGGCTTGTGCCTTCTTTTCTTCTACTTTACCATTTAGCCATGTACCAGCTAAATCTGCAATAGGACCAACTAATAAGTTAAGCATCAGGCACCTCGTCTGAACCTTGCCGTTTTATCTCGTATCTTTTTAGGCTGGCTGACGAACTGCTTACCAGCTTTAGTTCCTTTTCTTTTAGCAGCCGTTGTTGCCGCGTACTCTGCAGGCGATAACGCCTGTCTCGCCTTTTTTGGCAAATATCTTTCGCCCGTTGCTTTCGGCCCCTGAGTAGATGGCTTTCCACTTTTAGTACCCCACTCTTCTGCTGTCCAGCGTTTAAGACTTGCTTGTGATTTCTTGAGTGCCATAGTTAAGTTATACCATTATCTTATACATTTGTCAAGAGAAAAATAAATAAGCCTATACTAGCTGCCACTATAACGCCAATACCTGCTGCTATTTTAAAAGTCTCAACCATCTCATTGTGTCGCTGTATTGCTTCACGTCTGGCTTTAGCTTCTGCTGCTCGTTTTTCTTGTATTCGTTTCTGGCGTTCAGCGAGTATGTCTTTCCACGTTCCGTGACCAAAACGCATGTCCACCATAGTGGCTACTTCTTGAAGTTTCTCTGCGGCTATCTTAGCGTCAATAACTTCCCGTGCTACAGTGTCAACCCCAAACTGGTCGCCCATACCAACACCAGCTTTTTTAGCACGTTGCTGCTGGACTTGCTTTTCACCTTCAAAAAGGTTGTCTATATATCCAGCAATATCCCCGATATCTTTAGCGGTATTGATGCTAGATTTAATACCATCTACGGCACTCTTTACTAGCGCAATACCCGCAAGGGTTTCTGCAATCATCTCTGTGTCTCACTTGTTGGTTGGTTTGCATATAGCAGTTATTTTAGTTTTGCCACCATCCGGTAAGGGTATCGGATTTTGTCGGGATAGTTTTGTGGCAAAGTAAAGACACTTATCCATGTCTTCAAATCTCTGTGTTTGATTTATTATCTGCGCACCCATGTAGACAACGAGTACAAATTCAATCATTCCTCTACTATTTCAATAATATTACCATCTTGCATTTTAACTTTTAATTCTTTGCAAGACCACTTTTCAGAATAACCAACATTACGTTGTATCTTTCTTCGGGTGGAAAGACATTCAGAAAGAGATTCATACGGAGTATATTCTAGTCTTTGACCGCTTATAGTCAAAAGAAGCACAAAGGTCATTTCAATCATTTTGTAATTTCCCTGTGCGTCATCTCCATCAAACCATCTTTTAGCTTTTCTATTTGCGCTTCAAGATTAGCTATTCGTTTTTCATAGAAGTCTAATGTGAGTTTTTGCTGTTGGTCAAACGGGGCTTTGCCGGTTTCAATTTCTGTTGTTAGTTTTTCTAACTCACCAGACAGGTGTTCAATAAGCATGAACTGTTCACTATCTGCAGGTAGGCTTCCCATTTCACCACGAGGCCATTTGATGCGGAACTCTGTATTTTGGCCCACATCAGAAGTCATCATGGTGTAATTAGTTTCTATTTGATTTAGTCGTTCTATAATACCAAAGTATGCCCATGTAGCTATACTAGCAGCGGCAACCATGCTAATAAGATTGCGAAGCGGTAATGCGACTTCTGTATTCTCATTGAGTTTTGTTGCCATTTGGTATCATGGGTGTACAAAAACACACATCCTTTGGATTGTTAAAACCGTGCTGCGTAATTCCTACATGACATTGAGAAATCCATTTATATGTATTTTTCAATTCTATTTCTACTGAAGTAGGTGATGCAGACAGTATGCAAAACATTACATATGGTATCTTAATTTCTGTATCCCCCACCGTCTGCTTTATATGCCTTCGCAAGCATTTGGGCTTTCCGCGCCGACCACTGACCCGTTGCGCCGCCTTTGCCTCCAGCTTTAATACGATTAAATATACGCTTGCGCATTTCAGGTTTGGTATAGTTACCTGCTTTGTTTACAGTGCTTTTCTTTTTGGGGGTACTCTTTTTCCTAGGTGCCATGACTACTCCTATGATGTTCTATGCGGGTCATAGAACTCTTCAGCCACCACTGTAACTGTAAGCGTGTTAATTGTACCGGCAGCTACAATTATTTTATCCTCTGCATGTATGTACAAAGGTTTATCTATAGTAAACACCGACTCAGAACCTTTACCCGTTACAGAATGACCTGAGAAAATTGTATGCGTTGTATTTGTATCTTTATCGTAAAGTTTAAGTGTGTAGTCTCTATTACTGGCATCGTTGTTGCCAATTAAAAGATGTTCTACATGAGATGCAAAGTTTTTAGGAACAACATAGCAATCTGTGTCTGATGTAGTTGACAGAGCAGTTGTAGTCGTTACAAATTTAGAACCTGTCTGTAATACCGGCATTACTTATTCCAATCAAGTACCGTGCGGTGCAACTTCCAAAACCAATTGCCAACAGCGGTAAAGGGCTTGCCCATATAGAGCAACGCCCAACCAAGCCATTTAACCAAAGTAGGTTTTAGGCTTGTTACGCTTGTTTGTATTCTTTTTATGAACACCCGGCCTACGTTTTGGACGCGGCTTTTCAAGTTTGACGGTTGCAAACAATTTAGCCATTTCATGTTACTTCTTCTTTGCCATTCCACCGCGCATCATTTTCTTTTTAGCCATCTTAGCCATTCCACCGCCGCGCATTCTCTTAGTGGAAACACCGCCACCACGCATTTTCTTCTTTGCCATTTTAGCCATGCCGCCACCGCGCATTTTCTTTTTAGCTACCATTTCTAAGTTCCCTTCTATCTAATACTAGACTCTGATACACTTCCTTTGGAAAGTGTTTATAATAGCCAGACTTTTCCAGACTCAATGCTGCATCGTCTAGCTTTGACAGTCTTTGCACAAATACCATGCAATACGTAGGACCGTCTTCTTCTACGTCTTCTTCAATAAGAAAGTCCAGACCCGCCTCTTCAGCGTCATAGTCTGGATGAAACACCATCAGGTGCATGTCTCTACCGGCAATGGACATGGCTTGATTTACGCCATCACACCATCCATCTAGGTAATGCATATCTGGTAAAAATTCACTTGCCCACACAACTATGTCATAGTCATGCTGCTCAAAATCTGCTACTTCTTTTGCCAGACCTTCTATGCCAGTATTGATACTAAATACAACTTGATTGTCTAGCCATGCTTGTTTGGCGTAGGGACACGGTGGTAATCCATTAAGTTTCTCATTAGGTACTTCAAGAAATTCATGTGACCACCTTCGTATACTAGCTTCTACTTGATG